ATTTTTAACACTAACTAATGATGTTATAACTAGGATGAATGAAGTAGTGCTTACTTCTAGTAATTTTTCTGCATCTAGAGGTATACAGACACAGTGTAAAAATGCAGTAAATGATGCTATTAGGTATATCAATCAAAGAGAGTTTGGATATTCTTTTAATCATGCCTCTAACAGTTCTACACTTACCCCAGGAGTGGCTAGATATTCTTTACCTACAAGCACAAAGTCTTTAGACTATAGTACAGCTAGAATAAAAAAAGATACATCTCTTAGCGTAACGGGGACTAACCTTACTAACTTAAATTACTATGAATACATTGATAACGACTATGCTAATGAAGAGGATGATGTTGCAAGTACAACTCTTAATGGTTCTCACTCAGACTCTGTTACTACCCTAACTCTTACATCTACTACAGGGTTTGATGCTACAGGTTTAGTTTATATTGGTGGAGAACAAATTACATATACAGGTATTACAGGAAATGATATAACAGGTTGTACAAGAGGAGCTAATAGTACAACTGCTGCTGCACATGATAGTGGTGTAACAGTTACACAATTTGAAGGGGGAGGTGTACCAAGACAGATTATTAGAAGTCCTGATAATAATTATATTCTTTACCCATATCCTGATAAACAATATACTTTAGCATTTGATTACTATACGTTTCCCTCTGATTTATCTGCACATGGAGATACAACTACTATTCCAGATAGGTTTAAACCAGTAATAGTAGATGGAGCTACAGCTTATGTATATTTATACAGGGGGGAACAAAATCACTACCAGTTAAATTTTCAAAGATTTGAGCAAGGGATAAAAAATATGCAAAGTCTACTTATCAATAAGTATGACTATGTGAGATCTTCTATGATAACTAGGCCAGGAACTTCTGTCAACTTTACTAGTGGAGTTATTTCTTAATGGCAGATACCTCCCAAGCATTACCAGCAGCATTTAACTGTGAGGGTGGGCTTGTTTTGAATAGGTCCACTTTTCTTATGCAGCCAGGTGAAGCTCTTGTATTAGAAAATTTTGAGCCTGACGTTGAGGGTGGATACAGAAGAATAAATGGATTCCGTAAATTTGTTTACCCCATAGTTCCTCAAACCTCTGCCTCTAGTGAGAAAGTATTAATGGTTGCTAACTTTGCTAATAAAGTTTTAGCAGCTAGAGGAGAAAAGATATTTTCTGCTGCATCTACAGAGTTGGCTATTACGATAGTATCTACAACAAGTATGACAGGCTCTGGCACAATTAGTGTTGATTCTACTGCAGGTTTTGCATCTAGTGGTACTGTTCAAATAAACGATGAAAAATTTACTTATACAGCAGTTACAAGCACATCTTTTACAGGAGTAACAAGAGCTACATCTAGCACCACTGCAGCTACACATCTTTTTGATTCTACTGTTTCTCCTGCATCTTGGACAGAAATAGATTCAAGTAGAACTAGTGCTAGTAAATATTCTTTTGAAAGATATAATTTTGATGGTAATGATAAGATAATATTTGTAGATGGTGCTAATGCTCCAGTAATATTTAATACTTCTTTAAGTGCGACTGATGTAAGTGATAGTTCTGTGGCTGGTTCAAAATTTATTGCTGCATTTAGAAATCATATGTTTTATGCTGGTAAGTCTTCAACCCCACAGACATTAGTATTTAGTGAACCTTTTGATGAAGATGGTTTTGTATCATCAGATGGTGCGGGTAGTATTAATGTAGATGACACTATCGTAGGACTAAAAGTATTTCGTAGTAATTTATTTATATTTTGTGAAAACAGGATATTTAAACTTACAGGTTCCTCTTCATCTAACTTTGTAATAGAACCTGTTACTAGAAATATTGGTTGTGTTAATGGAGACACAATACAGGAATTTGCAGGTGATTTGATCTTTCTTGGTCCTGATGGTTTGAGAACTGTTGCAGGTACAGCTAGGATTGGTGATGTTGAACTTGGTACTATTTCTAAAAATGTACAGTCTTTGTTTGATAAAAATATAAAAGACTCTTCACTTTTTGAAAGCGTTGTTATACCTGACAAAACACAATATAGAATATTTTTTACTAAGGATACTGTTTCTGATAGCTTGACACGAGGTGTTATTTGTGTTATGCGTGGGGATAGGTTTGAGTTTTCAGAAACTCTTGGTGTAAGACCTTCAGCCACAGATACTTTTGTTGAAACAGGAGATGTAATAGTTTTACATGGATCTTTTGATGGTTTTGTACATAGGCAAGAAAAGGGTAATACTTTTAATGAAACAGTTATATTTGGTAGATATAGAAGTCCTGACCTAAGTTTTGGTGATTCTGGTATAAGAAAACATATGCAAAGAGTTATTCTTAATTTTAAACCAGAAGCATCTATTGACGCTGATTTATTTTTAAGGTATGATAACGAAGCTGTTGATTCAGCAAGACCTGCTGCATATGCATTAGATACATCTAAGATTGCTGCACAATATGGTTCTGCTACATATAGTACATCTTCTTCAGCAACACAGTTTGTTTATGGAGGAGGAACACAACCTTTATTAAGACAGTCTGTAGAAGGATCAGGATTTACTGTTGCATTAAAAGTTGATGATGGTGGTGAAACAGCACCGTATTCACTAAAAGGATTTCAATTGGAATATCAATTAGGAGCTAGACGTTAATGGGAGCTACATACACAAGACAGTCCTCGTATACAGATGGTGATATTATTCAAGCATCTGATACCAATAATGAGTTTGATCAGCTTCTTGCTGCTTTCGCTTCTGGTACAGGACACACTCATGATGGGACTACTGGTGAAGGTGGACCCGTAACAAAACTTTTAGGCACATCTATTACAGTAGGAGATGGAACAACAGGCACAGATATTACTGTTACTTTTGATGGTGAAACTAATGATGGTACACTAAAATGGATGGAGGATGAAGACTACTTTGAGTTCTCTGATGATATACTTGTAGCATCTACAGAAAAAGTACAGTTTCGTGATACAGCTATCTTTATCAACTCTAGTACAGATGGACAGCTTGATATTGATGCGGATACAGAGATAGAGATTACTGCACCCACCGTAGATATTAATGCATCCACTGCAGTTACAATTAGCAACGATCTTAAATTAGACAGTGATGCTGCCATATTAGGTTTTGGTTCTGATAATGATGTTACACTTACACACGTAGCTGATACAGGGCTACTGTTAAATAGCACTATGGCTTTACAGTTTAACGATGCATCACAGTTTATTAATGCACCTAGTGCTACTGTATTAGACATCAATGCTACAGATGAGATTGAACTTAATGCAACATTGATAGATGTAAATGGTAATTTAGATGTATCGGGTACATTTACTGTTGCAGGTTCTCTTATCAATGGCAGCACAGACATTACACTAGACTCTTCTGGTGATATTATACTAGATGCAGATGGTGGAGATGTATTTGTAAAAGACGCAGGGACAACGTATGGTTCTCTTACAAATAGTTCTGGCAATCTTGTTATTAAGTCAGGTACGACAACAGCATTAACATTTAGTGGTGCTAATGCTACCCTAGCAGGAGATCTTACTATTAGTGGTGATGATCTTACTATGGCTACTAATACATCTGGTCACTTGTTGATTGCAGATGGTACAAATTTTAATCCTACTGCTGTAGGTGATCTATCTGAGATTAGTACAGTAGCAAACGATGATGTGTTTCTTGCTGTAGATACCTCTGGAGGTGGACTTAAAAAGATTACACGTAGCACCATAGTTTCTGGTCTTGCTGTATCTGGTGCTGCTATATCAAACGTAGTAGAAGATACCACACCACAACTAGGTGGCGATCTAGATATGAACGGTCAAGATATTGTTACTACATCAAATGCTGATATTGATTTAGCCCCTAATGGTACAGGTAAAGTTGTAGTTAAAGGTAATAGTAACCCTGGCACTGTTGTATTTAATTGTGAAGCAAACTCTCACGGTCAAACAGTAAAAGCACAACCACACTCAGCTTCTGTTACAAACGTTCTAACTTTACCTCCAGGTGGTGATCAAGAGATTGTAGGAACTACAGCTACACAAACACTTACAAATAAAACTATGGGTGCTACTAGTTTTGGTGATAACAATATTACTAACGTAGGTGATATTGCTCTTGACTCAATTAGTGCAGATGGAACAGACATTAATATAGCAGTGTCAGATAACTCAGCAACTGCATTTACAATTAAACAAGGCTCAGATAATTATTTTGTAGTTGACACAGGCAACAGCAGTGAGTCAATAGCTATTGGAACAGGTATATCTGGTACAGCTATTACGATAGGACATAGCACATCAGAAGTAACCATAGCAGATAACTTAACGGTATCAGGTAACTTAACTGTTAGTGGTACGCAAACTGTAGTTGATACAGTTACTATGAATGCACAGAATGCTATTGTATTTGAAGGTGCAACAGCAGATGCAAATGAAACTACACTCACCATTATTGATCCTACAGCAGATCATACAATTAATTTGCCTAATCAAAGTGGTACTATTCCTGTATTAGCTGCAGTCAGCACTACACAAATTAGTTCTACACCAGAAGAGTTAAATATATTAGATGGTGTGACTTCTACAACAGCAGAACTTAATTTAGTAGATGGCTCTTCTGCAGGAACAATAGTAAATAGTAAAGCAGTAATTTATGGATCATCAGGAGAAGTAAATGCAACAACACTACAAATAGCTGGTACATCTATTACTTCTACTGCTGCAGAACTAAATATACTTGATGGTGTAACTGCTACTGCCTCAGAGTTAAACTTACTAGATGGTGATACTTCTGTTGGTGGTTCAATAACACTTGCAGATGCTGATGGGTTTGTAGTTAATGATGGTGGAACAATGAAAACTATTCCTGCCTCAGATGTAAAAACTTACGCTGCTGGTAGTGCTGCCACTAAGGGCTTTGCTATTGCTATGGCGATAGTGTTTGGATAAAAAAGGAAAAGGTAAATGGCAACTCCAAATATAATTAATGTAGCAACTATTACACCTAAAGTAGCAGTTGGTGCGATTACTACAAGTAGGGCAGATATTGTAGATGTCCCTGCAGAGAACTGTGCTAAGATCAACTCACTTATCATAGCAAACATAGATGGCACTAATGCTGCTGATGTTACAGTGGAGGTAAGTACGGACAACGGATCAAACTATGTAAAGATTGCTAGTACGGTATCTGTACCTGCTGATGCCTCACTGGTTGTTGTAGGTAAAGATAATGGTTTCTATTTAGATGAGACAGACTTGCTTGCAGTTACAGCTTCTGCAAATAGTGACTTGACATATTTAGTTAGTTACGAACTTCTAGTAGACTAAAGGTAATTAGTAATGGTCAGAAGAAACGCTGGTTTTATTGGCACTGATGGGATAAATGCACCTGATAAGGTTACAGGTGTTTCTGCATCTGCAGGTGACACACAGGCTAGTGTATCTTTTACCGCACCAACAGACGTGGGTGGATCAGCTATTACAAGTTTTATTGCTACATCTAATGATGGTATTGGTGCATCAGGTTCTTCTTCTCCTATTAGTGTTACGGGTCTGTCAAATGGAACTAGTTACACATTTAGAGTTATAGCTAGAAATGCTTTTGGTTCCTCTGCACAAAGTGATGCTAGTGATAGTGTAACACCTGCTAGTTCAAGAGCTTTATTTTTTGGAGGTTATGGCACAGGTACAGCTAATGCGAGAGCTAATGTAATTGATTATGTTGAAATATCTACGACAGGAAATGCAACAGACTTTGGTGACTTAACAACAAATTCAATATATAATGGAGCCTGTAGTTCATCTACTAGGGCGGTGCGTGGTGGCGGTTCGAGTAATGCAGGTTCTGGTGGAGCAACTTCTAGTATGGAAACTATGGACTATGTTACAATAGCCTCAACAGGTAATGCTCAAGATTTTGGTGACTTAACAACAGATAGATACAGAGGAGATGACGGCTTTTCAAGCAGCACTAGAGGTATTTTTGGTGGGGGAATAAATGAATCATCTACGAATTTGAATGTAATAGAATATATAACAATAGCTTCAACTGGTAATGGTACTGATTTTGGAGATTTAGGTGCTGCAAATTCAGATCCAGCTTCTTTTTGTTCTTCTACTAGAGGGGTATTTGCAGGTGGACAAATTAGCTCATCAGCAACAAATATTGTTCAATACATAACAATAGATTCAACTGGTAATACCACAGACTTTGGTGATTTATCTACTGCAACACATAGTTTAGCAGGTTGTAGCTCTTCTACTAGGGGATTGATTGGTGGAGGAAATACTGGAGTAAATACCATTGAGTATTTTACTATAGCTTCTACAGGTAATGCTACAGATTTTGGAGACTTAACAGTAGCAAGATATTTTCTTAGTGCTACTTCTAGTTCTTTAAGAGGTGTTTGGGGCGGTGGTTTTGCTGGTATCTCTCAAAAAAATGAAATAGATTTTGTTACAATAGCCTCAACTGGTGATGCCTCAGACTTTGGTGATTTAACAGTAGCCGGAAACGGTTTATCAGCAACTTCTGTTTCTCATGGAGGGCTGCAATAATGCCTAACTATAATGGTGTGTGGAGTATCACAACTCAGTATCAAAACGCTAGTGATTGGCCTAAAGTTCCAATAGCAGGTGATTTAGCCCTGTTTTTAGGTAATGATAAAATAGATTTTATTACCATTACTTCTACAGGTAATGCTACTGACTTTGGCGATCACATAGCAGGTTATGCTGCAACAAGTTATAGTGGAGGTGTATCTTCTTCTACTAGGGGTGTTTTTCTTATTGGAATGACAACAGGTAATGCAGACTCTAATTCTATGGAGTTTGTTACGATGAGAACTAAAGGCAATACTACTGATTTTGGTGACACTCAAGTTGCAGGACGAAAAAACGATACTGGTTCTGGAAGTAATACACGAGGCATATTTAAAGATGGAGGAAATGATAATAATACAATAAGCTATATAACTATAGCCACTACAGGGAATGCTTCAGACTTTGGTGACAGAACAGTAAACGGACATAGTTTAGCAGGATTTTCTTCTACAACACGAAGCGTGTTTGCTGGTGGTACAACTGGTAGTAGAATAAACACAATTGATTATGTGACTATATCTTCAACAGGTAATGCAACAGACTTTGGAGATTTAACACAAGTACAGTCTGACTGTGCAGGTTTATCTAACTCAACAAGAGGTATAATTGCAGGGGGTGCAAGTTCAGGTTTAACTAATGTGATATCATATGTAACGATAGCCTCAACGGGGAATGCGACAGACTTTGGTGATTGCACAGCAGCAAAACAGTTTTGTTCAGGGACAAGTAACGCAACTCGTGGTGTAATTGCTTTAGGGGAGGTTGTTAATATAGATTTTATAACAATAGGTTCAACTGGTAACGCTACGGACTTTGGCGACCTTAGTACAAATATGTCTGGTGCTGGTGCAGTGTCTACTGCTCACGGAGGTTTATCATAATGTCACAAACTAGATTCTTCAAAAGTGTGATAACACCTACACTAGTTCAACCTACAGAAAATCACGAGGCAGGGGTAGCTTCTGGTGTGTGGTCACTACAAGACCAAGCAAGAGCTAGACGTGGTGGTGTATGGCCTGAAGCTGGTGTTGCTAATCCTGATACACTCATAGAGAATGTGTTCAGTACAGATTTATGGACGGGAGATGCTACAAATACAACCACTATCGTTAATGGCATTGACCTTGCAAATGACGGTGGTTTAATTTGGTTTAAAAACAGAAGTGGCTCTACTGCTAATCATTATATTTTTGACACTATAAGGGGGGATGGTAAGAGTCTAATACCTAACGACAATTCGGCTGAAGGTAGTATTCAGATGGATGTTTTTGGGGGAACAGTATTTAATGACGATGGTTTTTTTCTTAGAACATCCACTGGTTCAATAAACGGTAATGGCACTGATGTTGTTGGTTGGACCTTTAAAAAAGCTAGTAAGTTTTTTGACATAGTTACCTATACGGGGAATGGTTCTAGTGCTGGTGATTCGCAGACAATCACGCATAATCTTGGCAGCATTCCCGGTATGATTATTACGAAGAAGACCAGTGGAACTAGTGATTGGCTTGTGCATCACAGAAGTCTTAGCAGTGACTTAAAAAATTTACAATTAAATAAAACTGATGCAGAAAGTATTATTGGAGACTGGAATCCAACATCTACCACTTTTACGGTTGAGCATCAAACTTATGCTTCAAATACTGGAAATAATGAAAATGGACAATCATATGTAGCCTACCTCTTTGGTCACGACACAAGCTCTGATGGTATGATCCAGTGTGGGTATTATACTGGTAATGGTTCTGGAACAGGCCCAGTTGTTGATCTTGGGTTTGAGCCACAGTGGGTAGTGATTAAAAACGCGTCATCAACAGGCCCTTGGGTTGTATTAGACACCATGAGAGGATGGCCTGTTACAAACGATACTACATATACAGACCACATGCTGTGGTGGAATACAAGTGATGCAGAATACACGTCAGTGAAACGTGCAAATCCAACATCAACTGGATTTCAAATCCGACAAAACAATAGTCAAGTTAACACGAATGGAAACACCTACGTCTACATGGCAATTCGGCGTGGTCCAATGGCTACACCAACCGCATCGTCTAGTGTGTTTGATATTCAAAATTCTACTACCAATAACCCTGCTTTTACTTCTGATAATATTATAGACACAGCTATGTTTACAAGTAAAGGTTCTAGTGACAATAGGTACTGGTCTTACAGATTAAAGGACAAGGGATATATATATAGTAACGCCAATAACATTCAAAATTCTGGTCAGAATGCATGGGATTTTGGAGCATCACAGTTTGGTCATTATCATAACTCCGGTGGTTTATCGGGCTATATAGGCTACTTTTGGAGGCGTGCTCCTGGTTTTCACGATGTGGTTATTTATACGGGTAATGATAATGCAAGAACGATAACTCATAATCTTGGCGTTGCGCCTGAAATGATGTGGATAAAAGGTATAGATTCGACGCCGCAGGATTGGGTGGTATATTATGGAGATGCAACAGATTACTTAAAATTAAATAAAACTGATGCAACAGCAGATGGTGATTTTGCTTGGAATGATACTGCACCAACATCAAGCGTTTTTTCATTAGGTAATGGCGGTATAGTTAATGGATCAGGTAAAAATTTTGTAGCTTTTCTTTTTGCTACACTTGCAGGGGTATCTAAAGTAGGCTCTGTGTCTCACTCTGGCAGTTCAACTGACGTAGACTGTGGATTTTCTTCAGGAGCCTCTCTTGTTATGTTGAAACGTACAGACTCAACAGGGGATTGGTACTGGTGGGACTCTACGAGTGGTATAGTCTCAGGTAATGATCCTTATATTTTGTTAAATACAAATGCCGCACAAGTTACTAACACAGACTTAATAGACCCACTATCATCAGGCTTTACTATTACAGATGATTTTACAGATGGTGACTATATCTTCTACGCAATAGCAGCCATATAGGTGAACAATGGGATTACTTAGATACAGAGAAACAGGTGAAGTAATTACAGAGGAAGAGTTTCGTTTTAGGAACAGAAAGCGTAGACCTCATAATGTACCACCTATGGGTCAGCTAACGAGAGAGTGGTTAGACGGTGAGGGTGTTGATCCTGTGCTTCCTGGACCAAAGATAGGATCAGTATATAATGGTGCATACAAACACTCTGATGGAAACTGGTACACACAGTGGTCAAACAATTAACACTTGCATTTTATTGAACAATATGATATAACTGTCTCCTAATAACAATAATAATAACGGAGTTTAACTTGTCTAACAAACTAGCTATAACAACTACACTAAATCAAGCACTACCTACTGCTGCCCCTGAGTACAAATCTATGCTGACAAATATCTCTGAAAAGATGCCAGCAGTTACACAGGCTACCAGCAACTTCCACAAATCACACAGTCAGTTTATGGGAGTTACACTTGATGTAACAGCTATTACCCCCATACGTAGCATTAAGCATACCCTAGCTGAAATAGATAAAACAAGGGCTGCACTACAAGAGGCTTACATAAGTGTGAGAAAAAAAGAAGTACAGTTAAAAAAGAAAGAACGTAAACTTGCAACTTGTGTTGATGACTTACAGCTAGAGTTACTAGAGATAGAGATACTAGAGATACAAGGACAATTAGAATCATCACGTAATCACATGCAAGGTGCAGTACGTAAAATGAACTTCTTTACTAATCAGTATGACAACCTGATGAAAAAGATAGGTAAAGAAGAACTAACAGAAGAGGACTATGAACTAGAAGAAGCACGTTATCACATCATGACTTGTATGAAGCAAGCATTAAATAGTGCCAGACCACGAAACGGACACATTGATGAGGGTAACATGATATACTTATTTGATCTGGGTATTAGTGGAGCACAAGCGCAAGCAGAAGTTTTTGCATACCTAAATTGGGAGAATGAGTTACTTAAAGAAAATAAAGCCCCTGAACATCATCACACAGTAGCATGGTTAGAGGCTTGTGCAGATAAGTGGGCGGGATGTCCTGCAGCATTTGCTAACAGTAGAGGGTTTGATGTTTTTGACCCTACGTCACTGGCTAATACGCCACAACTAGAGGATAAAACAAATGGCAGAACTGACGGAAGAACAGATAGAAGCAATGTTAGACAGGGCAGCAAAAAAAGGCGCAAGTCAAGCACTGCGAGAGATAGGGTTGCAGGATGAAGATGCAGCAAGTGATATTAAAGAAATGCGTAGTCTGCTAGATGCTTGGAGATTAACGAAAAAAAGTATATGGTCTACAACAGTAAAGATGGGAACAGTAGCCGTATTAACATTTATAGCCACAGCAGTCTGGATGACATTTAAATAGTACAAGCGTAGGGGAGAACGCTTAATGATTGATCCAGTAACTGCAATAGCAGGTGCCACTGCTGCTTTTAATGCTCTTAAAAAAGGCATACAAGTTGGCAAAGATCTGCAAGATATGGGTGGTCAGCTTTCTAAGTGGGCAGGTGCAATAGCTGACTTAGACTTTGCAGATCGTCAGAACCAAAAACCCTCGTGGTATAAGACGCTAGGTGGTGGTGTGCAAGCAGAAGCTATGGAAATATTTGCAGCAAAACAAAAGGCTGCTAATATGCGTAAAGAGCTAAAAGA